ACTGTGGTTTATTTTAAACCCGATCCTACTTCAAACATGCTCTAATTGTGTCTGCTGATGCTATATAATCTGGTTCTGGATAGCAAGCATACGCACAATATAGACGTATTATGCGTATACGAATGAAAATTAGTTTGAATATGAACGTTGGGGTTCGTGGAAAATCTTTTACCTAATTATAAATAAGAATGTCCAACATCAAAACCGCGTTCACAATCAACTCTGTTACAACAACTGACATAACTATTACAATGACAAACTACGGCACAGACGCAGATGGGATTTCAGGACTTAAATCAGATCAGTATATATTAGAATTTTTTAGGGCCGATAGTAGTTCATTTATATTTAATGCACCTGCAAACGTCTTTACTCTCAACGTTCCTAGTTTTATTGAATATGGTGAAGCAGGGTGGGATTTTTTACCAGTCGTAGTTGTTGGTGAAGAAATAAACGTTAGGATATATAGCTTATTGAAAAGTATTCCCCCTAGTGTTCGTGTATATGAAACTGTCACAGGCGGCAGTGGCGTGCCCTGCTTTACCGCCGACTCAAAGCTTCTCACACCTGCGGGATACAGTGCTGCTAAGGATATTAAGACAGGCGATCTTCTGATGACTTCCGATGATCGTCAGGTTCCTATCAAGGCGTTTACATTCACAGTAAAGACGGATAAAACATCAGCACCGTATTTCATTCCTAAGAATTCTTTAGCACGCAATGTCCCAGCGAACGACCTACGCCTGTCTCCATGGCATGCGATTTGCTTGGGCAATGGTCTATGGCAAAAACCGCAGTCAGCAGCGGAGCTCAATCCAGGATCCGTAACGCAATATGATATCGGTAAGGATGTCCAATACTATCATTTTGAGGCTCCCAATTACTTTACAGATAACTTTATCTGCGAAGGAACTGTCGTAGAATCATTTAGCTCAAAGCAGTTAATCGGAAAGGAACGCCCATACACCTGGTCCGCGAAGTATCAAGCCTACACACGCCATAAAGGAAATTCAAAGAAATCCGTTGCTTAATACAATGTCGCTCCAATAGTAGGCCCTCGTGGCCCACGTATAGATTCAGATCCTATCTTCGTCGTCGTAGGGAAATGAGGAATACGAGTCGCCGGCGGTATACCAGCATCACGCCAGTCATCTTGTTTGGGTTTTAGGAGCTCATAGGCTTGTAACGAACTGGCGTCAACCGCCGTTTTTGCCGGTAACCAACGGTCATAGAACTGACGTTGGGCCAAATGACGGGCACTATCAATCTGACGTTCCAAGTTATCTTCAACTACAGCACCTCGCAATTCACGTATCATATTACGACCATCCGATCCACCAGCATCTAAACGTTGAGTATATCCATTTTCAGAAAAATTCTTAGATGGTTGAGATACACCAGCAGGCAGTGGCGGAACACCTAAATCGGACGAAGAAGCAACTCCACGTGGTGGATCAGGAATATATTGAGGTTGTGTGCGATATTGAATATTATTTGTACGTGAAGCAATTGGACTCATATCCATAAAAATAGGTGTAGTAGCGGATGTAACAACAGCCGACGCAACTTGTGTAGGTGGCGTCGCATGGAAATTATCCCATGCCCGTGAATTAATACTATCGCGTGCGGCCGCCTCTTTGCGAACACGCAGCACATTACAACTTGGTCGTAAACCAGTTGGGTCTGGCATATTTGGTAGACCAAAGCGTCGATCTCGTTCAAGTTCATCCCACTTTGCAGTCGGGTCCATCTATTAGGCAATATTCTAATTATAGTCTAAACCGAACTCGCATGAAATACAATAAGAAACACAAAACATGTTCCGTGTCAAGACAACTCGTCGTAATGTTAAGCGTGCAATCTCGCCGTTAAAGGTCGCAACAGATATATCGGGTGCCTTCATCACACCACCTGTCGTAAAGGAGCAAGTACAGGAGCAGTCACAGCTAGAACGTCGTGTCGATAATTTCTTTGAGGCAGAATCGGCGGCTGTATCGCTATCCAAGCCTTGGCTTCGTCTAGAACGTGGTCTACGACTCCAGAAATATCGTGCGTTTGCCGAAGTATATCCTGGGCTTACACCAACAGAGAAAGAAAGTCTATATAAGGTACTTATGAAGGCCAATGATGCTAAGCTTTTAAATACAAAAACAACAATTCAGTATGAAAACGGCATAATCCAGTCCATCAAGGGGCTGAAGATGATTCGTACGGGCGATCCAACACAGCCCGCTGTATTTAAAATTGACGTGTCTCGGCCAACTAAGAAGCACACAGACGATGTCTGAAGGCCTATATTTAAGGTCCAAACACTTAGAAAAAAATAAAATGTCGGATGATATAGAGATGGTCTACACGGCATGTGCCCGTTGGCTGGATGATTGGGTCTCTAACAATCCTGTTCAGTTGTATGATATTTGGGACCTTTCCCAATGGATGGACAACGATATGCGTGATGCAACTGAGACATTTCTTCAGTTTGGCTTTCATTCTACACGAGCCCGCAATGAGGCGTTGATGATATTGCGTGCAATGTATTACGAATATTATCTGTTTCAACGACAGGTTGCGGTTAAGAACCTACAGCCCAACGAAGAGCCAATTAAACGCTTAATGTCACTACCACAAACAGCACAAAAGTCTGCGGCATGGCATGCGGAAAGTCGTAATATGTTATCAGGACACGAGTTTGGTCCTGTATGTGTTGGCAGCCCTTCGGAAAAGGACCATGTTATGGCAAAAAAATGTATGCCAGAGGTGATTGTAGACCCGAACGCTCCCGCCACAGAATCTCCGACGGTATTTCTTACCTCTGAGGATGGCAAGCTCTCTGCGTTCAAATGGGGCTGGCGGTATGAGCCAGTTGCCCGACAGCTCTTTGAGACCGTGGTCGCTAATGCACCCGTTGATGATACGCTAGGTCGTATTAAGCACGCATCTATTCCCCGATTGGGTGCGAGTCCAGACGGTCTGATTATGGACGGGTCCCGGAAAGGCCGCCTACTAGAAATCAAATGTCCGTCGTCACGTATACTAGACTATAAAGTACCAATTCATTACTACTGCCAAATGCAGCTACAAGCTGAGGTCTGTAATGTTGAAGCAGTAGAGTATTTGGAAGTCAAGTTCGGTGCCTATCCCCAGGCCACCGTCACAAATGAGATTCTGGCACAATCCAAACAGCCCTGGATTGGCAAGGTCTGTGTTGTCTCCCCCAGTCCTGACGCCGTGCCACTCCTACACAAATATGAATACAGTCCGCTTCACCCCAACACGCAAGAAGGATACACCGCCCTCCTGGCCTGGACTCCACCCTTGCCCAATCCCGACGCCATCATCCTGGAGTCCTGCGTATGGTATATCAAGGACTGGTTTCATACAACTGTCCTACGGAACCGTATTTGGTGGGATACGATTGGCTATCCCTCGTATCAACAGTTTTGGGTCGACGTGGAAGAAGCACGTCGTACAGAGAAGTACAAATACGTCCCAGTACCTCTATTTGTGGATTCTAGCGACGAAAGTGGGCAAGACCAGACGGAAGCATTGGCCAAAGACCATGTATCGCCCTATAATGCAGACGATGAGGATGACTGTGCCACACCCTCCAGGTATGCCAAACCCGCCAAGCCCGTTGGAACCTGGCTAGGTGTGGAGTCAGATCCTGAGACGGATAAGGATAAAACCGAATAATACGAAACGCCCAAAAAGAAGGAATCAATCGTATATTGAATCCGCGTGTGTACGCAACAAATCCATCGCCACATTCATTATAACGTACTAAATAATAGGTTGGTGTCTCGGACATCATCCTTACTTATACACAAAAAGATTTAAAATCAAATCTTCTTGCGTACAATAAACATACTAAGCAACATTGACACCACTACATAAAAATCTTGACCAAAATGAACGACGCACTGGAACAATTGTAGGAATCTCAGGTACACCTATAGTAGGCGTTTCTAGCACATCAAGACTAGACACTGGCACATCTAGCGTAAGACTAGACACTGATGCAGCCGGCACATCCAGTGTAACACTTTGAATCGGGATGTTAGGCACGCCAGATATATCCAGACTTTCTGCCACAGGCGATGTCAATATATCAGGTTTAGATGCACCGTTAATTTCATGCTGACGAATTTGTATAGAGCCGTCAAGGTCAACAAGAATACGCCATAGTGTGTTGTCTTCCTTAAATTTTTCTTCTGAAAAGTAGTCCCCAACATAGCAAAATTTATATTCACCAATGCGATGCCATATATCCGTAGATGTGACTAAGTCGTCATTAAATACATCTTCTACGTTCATGTATCCTATATTAATATAATATACGGTTCCATCCGTTTTTACTTTGCCAAGCGTGGTGCCAGTATTCATCTTCTTGCTTTAGTCATCGAACTTTCCAATAAGAGCTGCAATTGCAACCGGCCACGATGTAATAACGGGTATCCAAAAAATTGGTATATAAGACCATAATACATTTTTCCATTTTCCTTTGACTATACGTACAATCAACATGCCAAATGGTCCCATAAACAGAATAAGTAAAGAGAATATAAAATTAAAGAAGATTTCTTTGAATCCCATCTCTGTGTTATGCTGATATTCTTATGCTGCTGCTTTCCAGCATGCCGCCGTCGAGGAAGGATATGGCAGTCCAGTAGCCGGGGTACGACCTACACCGTCAAAGGGTGTATAGAACGTGCCGACAAACTCGTGATACGGTGCTGAGCACGAGTCAGGATGGGCACGCTTGTAATTGTTCGTACGCTGTAAGAAGTTCCGGGTCTTTTTCAACGATTCTCCAATATCATTGCGATAGCATGTTTCAGAATTCATTAACCCCCAGTTATTTTCCGCAGTTTCTAAAGTCATCGGGGATAGACCGGCATTTGCCAGCAACTTCTCAGACGTCACTGTCATCGCACTGTCAGGACTCAACCGTGTGACCTCATCGGCACCAGTGGGCGGAATCTTGGCGACAAATAATGACGGAGGCACATTCATAAATGATTCGCCAATAGGACGACGAAGCCACTCAGTATAAAAAGTAAATAATATGAGGCCTATCCCAAAGGCAATAAACCCCAGTGTGAGCAGTGCAAGCATCTTGACATGGTATGCGTAAAAAATTGAGCGGGACCCTGCGGCAAAGAACCCAATTAGATTCTAGTACTATGGAACAGAACATGCAAGTGATTAAGCGAGACGGGCGTAAGGAGGATGTAGAAGTGGGCAAGGTACAGGAACGCATTGCAAAGGCGTCCCAGGGTCTAGTTGTTAACGTAGTGAAGGTTGCACAGGGTGTGCTTGCTCGCATTGTGGATGGTATTACAACGACAGAACTGGATACAATTACGGCGAACCTTGCCTATTCGTGGTCTACGATTCATCCGGATTACGCCGATTTGGCAGCACAGATTGCACTCAGCAATCACCAGAAGAATACGCCGGACACTTTCCTTGGCGTTGTGAATCAGCTTGCCGTCGTCAAGGATAAGAATGGAAACCCGGCCGCATTGATTTCGGATGACTTTGTGAAGGTCGTTCAGGATAACGCAGCAGCAATCGAAGCACGCATTGACTATAGCCGTGATTTCCTTCTAGATTTCTTTGGATTCAAGACGCTGGAAAAGGCCTATTTGCTCCGCAATACGGAACGTAAGGTTCTGGAACGCCCACAGCATCTGTGGATGCGTGTAGCCCTGGGTCTATGGCTTCATGACCTACCGCAGGCATTTGCGACCTATGACCTACTATCACAGAAGTACTATACGCACGCTACGCCAACCCTGTTTAATGCCGCTACGAAGCGTCCCCAACTCAGTTCGTGCTTCCTACTGGCCATGAAGGACGATTCCATCCGAGGCATTTATGATACACTACAGGATTGTGCTCTGATTAGCCAGTATGGCGGCGGCATTGGCCTTCACGTTAGCAATATTCGCGCAAAGGGTACTCTTATTAAGGGTACAGGTGGCATTAGCAATGGCCTAGTGCCTATGTTACGTGTCTTCAACAATACGGCACGCTACGTAGACCAGGGTGGCGGTAAGCGTAATGGTAGCTTTGCCATTTACCTGGAGCCGTGGCACGCCGATATTCAGGAGTTTCTGGAAATGAAGAAGAATACGGGTGCAGAAGAGGAGCGTGCCCGTGACCTCTTCTATGGTATGTGGGTACCAGACCTGTTTATGGAGCGTGTAGAGGCTCAGGCGGACTGGACACTGTTTTGCCCGAATGAGGCACCTGGTCTGGCGGATGCAGTCGGTCCAGCATTCAAGAGCCTGTATGAGCAGTACGAACGTGAAGGTCGCGGCCGCACGACCATTAAGGCCCAGACCCTGTGGTTTGCGATTCTGGAAAGCCAGATTGAGACCGGTACGCCTTACCTGGTCTACAAGGACGCGGCCAATCTTAAGTCCAATCAGCAGAATCTTGGTACGATTAAGTCATCCAATTTGTGTACGGAAATCATTGAGTACAGTTCGCCCACGGAAACGGCAGTGTGTAATCTGGCCTCACTGTCCCTGCCGGCCTTTGTGAAGGACAACAAGTTTGACTTCGTCCACTTTCGTAAAGTGACCAAAACGGTAGTGAAAAATCTAAACCGTGTGATTGACATCAACTATTATCCAATCCCAGAGGCCCAGCGTAGCAACATTCGGCATCGCCCCATTGGCCTAGGCGTCCAGGGCCTGGCCGATGTGTTTGCCATGCTGAATCTGGCCTGGGAATCCGATGAGGCGGCCCTGCTCAACAAGCGTATCTTTGCCCATATGTATTATGCGGCCGTGGAGTCTTCCGTGGACCTTGCAGCAGCAGAAGGTCGCTATGAGACCTTTGTGGGAAGCCCAGCCTGGAAGGGCACGTTACAATATGATCTCTGGAATGTTCAGCCACTTCAAGATGACGGGCTTGATTGGGACGCTCTTGCAAACGATGTGCGTCGCATTGGTATGCGAAATTCCCTCCTTATTGCCCCCATGCCTACAGCATCCACCAGTCAAATTCTGGGTAACTGCGAATGTATTGAGCCCTATGCCACCCAGATATTTACCCGCCGCACACTGGCCGGCGAGTTCATCGTCCTCAACAAGCACCTGGTCAAGGCACTACTGGCCCGCGGACTCTGGACACCTGCCATCAAGGACGCAATTATTGGCAACAACGGCTCCGTTGCCGGTTTACCGATGATTCCTGAGGATATTCAGCGTATTTACAAGACGGTGTGGGAAATCAAGCAGAAGACCCTCATTGATATGGCAGCGGACCGTGGTCCCTATATTTGCCAGAGTCAGAGTCTGAATCTGTTTCTAGGTGATCCTGACTTCCGCAAACTCAGTTCCATGCATTTCTATGCCTGGAAAAAGGGTCTAAAGACCGGCATTTATTATTTGCGCACGAAGGCTGTTGCGTCAGCCCAGAAGTTTACCGTAGAACCTGAGGCGAAACCTACACAGGAACCGGCAGAGTGCCTAATGTGTTCGTCGTAATCCTCCGGCGACTCTTCGTTTAATGGTGTTTTTTAATTGATATACAACTGTTAGAAAAGATGTCTATATTTATCACAAGTAATGTAACATCGAGATCATTTAGAATAGACGGTGTAGCTGATTGGCAGCCTGAGTCAACTTCAGGCACGTTTACCTTTGTTGTTGATGGAACATCATATATATATAATTTATCACTCAGTGAAATTCAAGGCCCAGATACTTTAACATATAGTTTAGCAAATTTCACTCCAAATACATTAACCTTTATGCCAAATACACCATATACGCTTGCAGCAGCGTTACAAGGTAGTCCAAATGGTAATGCGAATTATCCAAATGCCGCAACAATAAACTATTATATATTAACTGAAATATCAGGCGTATCATTTACTGGATTTGATAATATAAAATATAATGGAGATAGCTTGGATACAAATTCTAAACTTATTATAAATCCTGGTTCGTTTAATACAGGCACATATACTTTTACGGATAGTAATATTATAAACAGTTTTAAAACCACGGGTATATCATTAAATTTTAATCAGTTTTCTGGATTTACTATGGGCACGAATCTAGTGTTTTATATACAATTAGAGACCGATGATGGCACTCCTCTATCAAATATACCTTTTCAGTTAGATGCTAGAATTAGTTTAACAAATATAACAAATCTTAAGGCAAACGCAACATTTGTCAATTGTGAATCCTTAAGTACTAATGGGTTTTCAGTGTATATTGGTCCGAGTAACGGTACCGATCCTATTGCGACAACTAGTTATTCTCCTTTAGTGCCTTATACTATAACTAATTCAATAGAACAAGTAGAAATTATTTGGTCAAATTTTAGTGTGAGTGGGTTTAACCCTAGTATAGAAACTGAATATGTATTATGGATGGATTCTGAATCAGGACTTACGAACGGCGCGGTTTCGGGTATTCCACCTGGAGTTGTTAAAACAACACTTTCCATAAATCCAAGTTATATAACTGCCGTAGAGGATGCAGATGCAACAGGATTTAAGGTAGTCTATGATCTGTTATACACAAGTTCTACAGGCGACTTATTAGAGATAAGTGGGGGAGATACAGGAAATACATTTACTTTAATTATTACTGATTCAGTTAGTAGTGGTGACATAAAGACCTATACATATGCCAGTTTTCTAGACGGCGGTTCGTCTTTTTCTCCTACATCAGGTGTAGAATATGACCTAACTCTAAAGGTTGATGCAGGAATAGCAGGCATTGGTAAAGTTAAATATATTGCTGGTGCTACGCCATTTATAACAGTATCAAACGTCTTGACTCCAAGTCAAGTTATAGTTACTATTACTAATTATACAACAGTAACTGGCGATAAGTTAGTGATTACACCATTATCAGGCTCTCCGTCATATGTTTTACCATCAGGCACATCAGATACTGTCACCCTATTGTTTGGTAACAATTTTTCAACAATAATTTCTGCTAGCGTTCAATATACAATGACATTATGGAGAAATGGTGGAACAGTGGCAGGTCCAACGGATACGTTCGAGTTAGCACCGGCAGACGACAACCCAGAGTTTGAAGTAGAAATAGGAACAGTAACAGATGTAGCTTTTACAATCGCTTTTGTCCGGTTATATACACCAGCTGCAGGCGATACATTAGAAATTAAGACCACAGGTGGTACTACTTTAGCAACATATACAATAACAGCGGATGAAGTTGAAGTTGGATTTGATTTTGCTAGAACATACGAATATTACACGTTTAGTCCACCATCATTTATTCCTACTCCAGGAACAACGTATAATCTAGTATTAACCTCAGTTGCTCCTGGTTATTTTGCCCCATATACTACAACTCTTTTATATTCACCAGCATTAGCACCACTTGATATAACAAATGTTTCTAAAAACGGATTTACAATCGATTATCAATACAAGTCTGGAGACATAACTAATAACAAATTAATAATTATAGCAAATGATTTACCGTTTGTGACAATTACAAGCAACCCAACGCAACCGGTGCCATATCTATTTACGACATTTTCACCAAGTTTTTCTCCATCGCAAAATGTAGTCTATACTGTAAATCTTACAGACGGACCATCACTTGTTATGTCAGGCACATTCATGATTTCAGAGACGATACCAGCACTAATTATAACAAATGCTACTCTAACAGAATTTACCGTGAATTATGTGAACGCACCAGGAGATATAAGTGGTGATACGTTAGTGATTTCGACAGCAGGATTGCCGAGCTTGACTCTTTCGTCTACTCCTGCTATACCGATAACATATCAATATACAGAATTTTCACCAATTTTTTCTCCATCGCAAAACGTTTTGTATACTGTCAATCTAAAAAATGGTGCTACCATTGTCATG